CTTATTAGTCTATAACTATCAAAGAAGTCTTGTACTTCTTTTTTACCCTTATCACTTGCAAGATAATTACTTACTGATGGTAATGAAATAGATTTTAGACCTAGTGAATTTGCCATATTATTATAACTAGCAAATAAACCTGTTAAGCCTTTTGTAAAATCTCTATTAGAATCTATAGATTCCATTACTGCCTTGATATTATTTTGTGACATAAAATCAAAGTAACCAAATACAGATCTGACACCACCATTAGATATTTTTTGTTTTGCTTCTGTATAGTCTGATTGAAGTTGTGATCCTTCATAATTAAAAGAATATCCATCAGCTATTGTTATCATTCGACTATCTTCAGTTTCAGCAACAACTCTATAAGTAGGATTACCTACTCTGTTGTTATTAGCTATATATAGAAACTTACCATTTTCAATTGCCTCTTTGAGTTGTGGATCAGCTGTTTCTACTGAAAAGGTTTGGTTGTATTTATTTAATACATCTGCATTGATAACGTCTTTAGTAACCAAGAATCCCATTCCGTCAGGTACATTAGACTGAGATGCTTTAACTATATCGACACCCCTTGTTAAATAAACTTTACCATTACGATCTTCTTGTAAACTTAAGTTACCAGAGAATTTATATAATGCGTGTTTGATAGCTACCTTTAAACCCTTTTCGTCAGCTGTTACTGAGCCTTGTGCTATTTGATATTTAACATATTTCATCATTTCTGATTTCATAAGAGGCTCTTTGAATATAGCCTCTTCCATATTACTTACACCACTTTGCTCAAAGAATTTATCTACAACTTTACTCTCATATGGTTGACCACCTACTCCATTACTAAAGAATCTTACAAACCAATTATCATCTATAGTATCGAATACTTCTTTGGCAGCTAGATCAAATACTTCTGTTTCAGACTTGGCTGTGCCTCCAAATAAAGTACTATTAGGATATATGTCTGCAAGATTTCTATTGGCTGATTTTGGTGAATTAACACCTAAAAATGTTTTTGAATCTCTATAAAACATTGCTGATTCCATCATCTGTATATTTACACCAGATACATTATCACCAGCTATATGCTGAAATAAAGAATCATCACTTGGAGTATCTTTCATAAAAGCACTTTTTATTGATTCATATAGACGTTTAGCATGAACAAATGCATCGCCTTCTAATGATGGTATGCTTTCAAAAACATTTTTTGCATATTGTGGTATGTATTTATATGCTATTGCGTGTTTTGTTAAAGATTCTATACTTATTTCTCTAACATCTTCATTATCACTAAAGATATTATGTGGCATAACTTGACCATTAACATTGATAGTTTTGCCAATTATTTCTTCTAAAGCAACTTTATGTTCTTTAGGTAAAACGACACCATTATTTATAAAAGATCCAACTTGTGATAGCATATGTGTTTTCTTGATAGCCTTTTGCCAATCTTTAGCATAAGTAGAAACTCTTTTTACCCAATCTTCTTCTGTATAAGCATTTACTTTTTTATCAGGGCCGATAAAACCTTTGCTCTTTAATGCTTGTACATATTCAAAACTAAGAAGTGTATTTGGATCTTGGGCTACAACACCACCACTACCTGTAAACATTTTTTCCATATTGGCTCTGAAAGCATCTTTTGTCATTGCAAGATTGGCTTGATGCACCTTTTGTAGTGTTTTATATATATTGCCTCGTACAGATACTGTCGTATCTTTATGACCAATGAGTCTTACCAATTCGTTCATCTCATTTACTATTGCACGTTTTTTTAATTGTTCTTGTGTATCGAAACTACCAATACCATCAATCTCAATATTTTCATCAGTTGGCTTTGCTGGTCTAATATCCCCAAAAGATAATGCTAATAGTCTATTAGAAATATTATCATTAAAATCTTTTACATCTTGTGCAGTAGATAATTTTAATTGTGCTGCTTTTAGTTTTGCAAACCTCAATTGGTCAGGTAAAAGCATTCTAGATACATCATTTTCAGAAACAGGTTCATTAAGTAAAATCTTTAATCCTAGTGTAGAAAATAAATCTGATGAGTCCATTCTCATCTTTGCTCTATTCTCTGTATCTAGCTTGTCATAGAAAGCAATTTTAGATTCCATAACTTTTTGTATCTTTGCACCATCAATATTAGGATCATTCTGAAATGTCTTTCCAGTATCAAATGCCATAACCAATAAATCAGGTATAGAAACACCAGCTTCATATGCTAGATCTACTGCATTAGAAGAAACATTTTGTTGTAAAGATTGATTGTAAGCTAACTGAAATTCTTGAGAAACTTTTTTTGACGATGCATTATCATCTACTATAGAAAATGTTCTTGCCTTTTCTCTTTCTATAAACTCATATTCTTCATCATTGTCTGTGCCATTTGTTATAAGGTTAGTTTCCATAGCTAAAAGTTTTTCAGTATACTTTGTAGCTTCAAATAACTGCATCTCTCTTACTTCTTTTATTTGAATAGCAGATGCTTTTCTAGATGCCTGACCCCATATCTTACTTAATGCTGGACTAATAATATCAAATACTTGTGGTGCAACTGATCCTTTGATTCCGTCTATATACTTATCTTTAAAGTCATCAACAATTAACTTGCCTTGTTCGTTAATCCTACCACCATTTTTAGCTAATGCCATATCAGCTTCTGCGACTGCATGATTCTGTAGTGCTAGTCCATAACTATTAATTGCTTCTTTTTTATAATACTCCTGGGCTTTTCTAATATTGGCTTTGTTATAAATATCGGCAGTAAAAGAATTTAATGTATTTTGATCAAGTGGTTTAGGTATTGTGTTTCCATTTTTATCTGTAATAGTTTGTGATCCAACTTGTCTACCAGCTATCTCAGCTTTAAGGACTGCCTCTTGAAATTGATTATCGTCAACAAATTTAGTCACGTTAGATATAGTATTAGCTACATTTTGACTTGCCTGTGCTAAAGCCAATGCTCCAGATGATGTGTCCATCTGTACTGGTCTAACACCATATTGTCGTGTAATTGTTCTTTTAATTGCCATTAAACTGTTCCAGTCTTGTTTGCATAGTATGCTTTAGATCCAGCCGAAGCTGCATTTGATACACCTGATATAACTGCTGCTTTACCTTTGAGTTTGCTTGACTTAGCATCAAGTTGAAACTTACGTCTATTTTGCAAACCCATAAATTTTATTGCAGATATATCGGCACTAGCTAATTTAACTTCATTTTTCTTTAATGCTTGGAAGCTACCACTAGTTCCAACAGTTACACCACCACCTGATTGACTTGCAGATATTCTAGCTAATTGTGCATTTAGTTGTGCTGTTCTGTTTATTGCCTCTTGATCAGCTTGTATCTTTGCAACTTCAGCTTGTTCCATTGCAGCTTGTGCATCATTGGCATAGGCTTTTTGAGCCTGTCTTGCAGCAGCTAATGACATCACAGCACTTATCGCATATCCAGCAGCACCCATTATACTTCAACCTCTAATAATATTCCATTCAATGTCATTGGTAACGGCTCTTCTTGTGTTACAGTTACTCTACCCTCTTTTGACCAGCCTAACAAATAAACTTCTTTACGTTGTGTAAGTGCAGTTGGTTCTAGAGAAAAATCATCTGTTACAGATCTTAGCAAAATTCTTGTGCCACCAGCTTTCACATTAAGTGTAGATACTAAATCAAGAACTGCTCTAACTACTCTACGTTTCTGTCCTACACTTATACCATCTGGTAATTGCATCTCAGGAGGTAATGTTGTTATTTCAGGAGTGTAGGCTAAACCTATCTCTACTGATGTAACAGGATCTGATAAAGTAACTACCCCACTACCACTAGTTGTAAATGTTCCTAAACTTAAGTTACCTGATTTTACTTGTACTTGTGTATTAGGTAAATGAGAAACAGTCCATGTTGTAGTAGCACTTGCTGTTTGTTGAGATGCCATATCTAAATGAAAACTATTAGAGAACAATTCTAATGATGTTACTGTAGAACTATTGATCGTTCTTTCTACAACTGTAAATATCTGTCTATTTACATTAACCATATTCTTAAAATTGCCATTAGTATCGTATCTTACCCAGCCTTGTACTTTTTCTTTTCTGATGGACATAAATACTGGCATATGTCCTTCTTCATTTAGAAGATAAAGATAACCCTCCATCTGATCAGATGATTCTCTTTGAGCCTCAATAGCTGATGGAGTACCTATGATATGTTCTGATAATAAGGTAATGGAGTCTGAGTTATAGGCTTGTGATATATCTGAGAAAATAAATTCTCTAATTGCACCTTTGGATTTTGTTAAAAAGACTATTGCTCCATCAAATTCTTGAGGTTGTACTGATCCTGAACCATAGCTTGTTTGTTTCTTAACTGTAATGGTCGAGGGTGTAAGAGGTTTGTTTTCACTTGTTGGCACAAAGAGTTCTTGCTCAGAAGTAAAGATTGTGAGAAATCGAAATGATTGCAAAGCCTTAATTTCTGACACTTGGTTCTCTGCGATTTGTATTTGGATAGATTCATCATCTTGTGCTGTTCCTACATCAAAGTTTGTAAATTCTGCAATCTTAGACATAAACAAGAAGTTAGGTAAATCTCTGCTCCCCCCAAATATCAATCGTTGATCATGTAAAGTGACTGCTCTTGCAAAACCCCTGACAGAACTAAATACTGGTTCAGCCCAAGTAGTTATTGCATTTGTGTTTGCTATTGCTCCTGATAATGTAGCAGTAACAACTGTTCCACTTGTATAACCTGTTATCAAAGCATGACGTACTGTATTCGCATCATCAACTAATCTTAGATACAATCCACTATATGCTGATGTAAAAGCAGTAGCACTAGCCGTTAGTGTGACAGATCCACTTGTTCCACTAGGTGTAATAGTGACACTACCAGCTGCAAACTTAAAATAAGGTTGAAAATTTAATCCTGATGAAACATCAAATTCAAATGCTGTTCTTGTAAAGTTTGTAGCACTTGTTCTTTCTATTTGTTGCATAGGCATATCAGGGTGTGTAACAAACATAGTATCACCACTCTGTGATACAACTAATGATCCAATTTGTGATGTTTGCCAAGGACAACCTGTAATAGTCTGTAATAATGTTGTTGGATCTGAAATATCTACAATTCTTAGTTTTGTATTACTAAAAAGCAGTATATATGCTTCGTTTTCATCAAACACATATGCTTCTGTCTGATAAGCCTCATTTGCGAGGGTCTGAAGGTATCTAAGCCCAGGTCGCCTAGTACAACCCCCCTGAGCCTTTAACCTTACGTTACGAAGCCTAAAAGCTCCATTTGCATAAGCAGCTGCATCTACTCTAGATGACAAAAGAGGGGATAACTCCCCTGATGAAAAATTTGTAGTAAACTGTCTTAATACTGCCATTCATTCAACTCGTTGATTCTCCTTCGATCTTTGCATAAATACCAGATCCAAGTCTTATTTTATGAAATCTGCTGAGAGCAACTTGTTGTGTAGTAACTTGCTGTGCATCTCTAGCTTTGGCTCTTCTAAACTGAACTTCAGCTAATTGACTATATGATCTAGCTATGTCACCTTTTCTCGTTACTGCTAAAGCCAAAATTGATGCAAGGCGATATATAACCCATAAGGTAAATGCTGGGGGCCAAAATTGTGTATCAACTCTAAAAATATAATTAAGAACTACAATGTCATTTTCATTAGCATTAAGATAAATATATTTTTCGTATATATCGTATTGTTGAACAGTATCATCAATAGTAACAGTTTGTACCTGTATGACTGATGGCTCTGTTGGTTGAAAATATGCTGATGACCATCTTGCAACTGGAGTATCAGCTGACCTTGATAATACTTTTTGACCAGTCGCAAAGTTCCAATTGTTTTGCGCCAAACAATCTTCGACAATATCTTCATAGCTGGTGTTCATAACTAAGGCTTCATCAGTACCCTCAGTAAATGATGAAAGTGGTTCCATTCCCACCATGACCATAGCCCTTTGTGCTACTTCAATATCCGTCTTAGCTGTTTGTGGCATTCTTACCTCGGAAAGTTTGGATTACGATCTTTTTTCTTTTTATTTAATGTAGCATCTCCAACTTCCTTTGGACTCATAATAGTGCCAATTATGCCAGGGACAGAAACATTTTTTATTGCCGACATGACCTTACCCATTGTTTTTAATTTTTTGGCTTTGTTTGCAATTTGATCTTTTTCCATTGCACCAGACAATCTATTAAATTTAGAACCATAATTTGCAAAAGTCTTATTAAGTTTGCTGTTAGTCTGAGGTACACCCGTTTGTGCAGATCTTTGAAACTGATTATATTTAGTCATATCAGTTTTATTACCTTGAAATGAAAATGGTCTTTCACGAATTAGTGATTCCTTTTCTGCTAATGCACTCATATATGATCTAGTATTCATCATACGTTTTGCCACTAATTTCCTAGTCTTAGGCTTATTTGAAAGACCTTTATTTTTCATTAGTAGCCTCTACCACCTTTGCCTTTACCTTTTTT